ACTCGGCTGCCGCTGCCACGCCCACGTCAGGAAGTCATTCACCCGACCAATCCACCACCACTCCTGTGCCTCGGCCTGAGTGACACCATATCTCAGAACGATTCGGTCGATCAGCCGGGTGTAAGGCGTCACGCTGAACGTCATCCCGTTGGCGACTTCAGCCGTCATGATGTACTTACAGGTTTGACCTTCACCAGCACAAGGCGTATCACATTCCACGGCACTGGCGAGCAGCAACGGACGAATGTGATCAGCCTTCTGCTTGCTGGTCCAGACTTCATCAAACTCCAGATTCAGTTCACGACCGTGAAACATGTCACGCATGTTCCAGCCCAGTTCTTTCACTACATCCAGGTCAGACGAACACAGGAAGTCGTTACAGGCTGCGTTAATCCACGGTCCATTCGTACCGTCGAGAAACGGAGTTGTGACCGTGTTGTCCGCCCCGTAATAGGTGTTGTAAGAAGTCCCCGATCGATTGAACGTCGGCAGATAACCGATGAACGTGTCGATCAACTTGTTCTCACGGTATTCGTCCAGCGCATCCCGCAGCTTCGGGATCAGGCGCTGAATCATTCCGCTGGGATCTTTGCACAGAGCATCACGAGTGAACGCAATGCCCAGACCCGCGTCCTTGCCCGTAGGGTGTCGCAGGAAGTCTGAAGCAACCCCATACAGCGGAGGTGCTTCCAGTTCGCAGACCTCATGAGCCTGGAAATCAGTGAAAATCCCATCGTCCTGAATCGGCCCGTCACATTCTCCGACAGTCTCGGAATTGACCGCCGCCGACAATTTATAGGCTTCCTTCGGTGTTTCATTCAGCACGTGCCGGATGACCGTCGACACCATCTTGTGAAACGTTCCGGAAGTGATGATCGCTTCCATCGCGTCGTCACTGATACTCTGCAGTTTGTCCCGATAGGACATTCCGAAGTCCTGCTCGAGCGCCGCGTGGATCTTCAGATCCTTCCGCCAGTTGATGGTGCCGTCTGCCAGCATCCCCTCAAATTCAGACTCGACGGCGTCCGTGTGCCGGCCCTTGAGAGCCTTCGCAATTTTCTGAGTGAGCTGGTAACTCATTGAAACATCCTCTGGAACGGAGACAGCATCCGCCGAATGGCGGCGACTGCGAGACTACGAAGCGAATTCAACTCGGGCAACTGCTGTTGCCGTCGACCCTGAATCCTGAATGGCACGGAACACGATCAGATTCGCCGTGGCTGTCTTCTGGATCGTGTTATCCGACAGGGCATTGCTCAGCGGATCTTTCCCGAAGGTGAATCCCTGACCTTCAATCCATGTCGTCGGCTCGTCAGCGCCAGTTGCATCCACGATCGTGTACGAACGATCGAACCCGACGCCCTGACGATATTTGGCGTACGGAATGCACGCCGCGGGATCAACACACAGATCCGCGTCGATTTCCTGCAGCGACACACCCTCGAACACCAGTTTCGCCGCCTCCTGAGTCGTCGCGAGATTCGTGTCCCACGTGAACGCAGACATCAGCTTGGCCTGCTTCTGAGAATCGACCGTCGTGCTGATCAGGAAGTCGCCCGGACAAATATCCACGAGCGTATCGGGCACAGTCATCTGCCGGATGTCGTTTCCGTACTGACCGTGTGCGTGCAGGTTCTGAAGACACTGAGGCATCGTTTTTCCCCTTCTAAACTACTTCTTAGCGAACCCAAGAGCTTCGCGGAGTGACTTTCCGGACCCGTTCGACGTGGCTCCCCGGCGAGGAACGTACTTTCGCTCGACCGGCTCTTCCTGCTCGTCTGCGTCCACAACAGAGTCATCATCCTCCGACTCCTCCGTCTCGACACCCGTGTCGGCCGCCAACTGCCTGGCCAGTTCTTCCACAATGCCCTTGAACTTCGGACGAACGTCAGCAGCCATCTCACAGGCACACTCGACGACCGATTTGCTCAACTTCTCGTCGAGAACCAGCTTCGAGAACTCCTGCTCAACCGCATCTCGCACTTTCCGAGCCTCGTCAGCAGCATGAATGGCCAGCAATTGCTCGGTGGCGTCCTTCAGGCGACTCTGCAACTCGGCAACCGTTTTTGACACAGTGTCGTCCCCCGTCGCCTTCGCTGCCTTCGCCAGAGCGTCGTTCTCGATCTGCTCGACGATGTCAGCGTGCTGTTCTCTGAGTGTTTTAAGGTCCATGGGGAATTCCTCTTCGTGTTCGAAAACACCGACGCTCGTCGCCGGTTTAGTGACAATGTCCAGCGACCGGACCAGTTCCAGACTCTCGACAACTTCATCCCCGTTCCGGTCCTTCTTCGGGGCATAAATTACCCGGGCATTCACGCTCATGCCCAGACCAGACGGATTATTCTTCACGTCCCATGCGAACTGCTCGGCCAACGGATGCTTCGGATTGTACTTGATTTGTCCGAAATGACCTTTCCCGGCCACATAATCACAAGACTCGACAACTCCGAAGGCGTCCCGGTAACTACGAGGTTTCGTTGGATCGTCGGGATGATCAATAAAAATCCTGGCACCAATCAAAAGTCCAGGTGCTGCCTTCCGGACCCCAGGGGTGTCGTAACTCCGACCGTTCCGGCTCCGCAGACCCAGCAATTTCGCACCGCGAACAACACCTTCAGTCGTCTGCTCCGCAGCCGCCTCAAACGTGTCGCTCTCAACGATGTCAGTCCCCGGCATCTTATCGCCCCTGGCGAATTCTGGCGTTCTGGGCCGCCGCTCGTTTCACTGCCTGAGCAGCGGCAACCTGCGGATTCTGCGGCTTTTTCCTCGTGCAGTTACACATGTTCGTGTCCCCCGGAACAGTTTTATGCAGTACCGGACCAATTCACAAGTGTTTTATGGGTTCGCCGTCGGATTTGCATCAGGATTTCCACCAGAAACGCCGGGTTCCGCCGATGGATCGGAATTGCTCCCCGCCAGATCCCTGGCGTTCGGCTCCAAATTGGTATCCGGCATCGTCCCGGAATCTGCCCGAATACACCGCTCGTCAACCTCAACACACGTCTGGGCCTGCTCACTCTCGAACTCGTGACCCTCCTGCGCCAATAGCGTTTTACCGCTCAACAGGTGGTCCTCCCACAACTTCTGACCCACCTCGAAGTCTTCCTTCCGGTTCCTCGTCTGAACCCGCGGCGGCTTCATTTCAATCGTCACGGCATCAATATCACCCGGCCGCAGATCAAACTGTCCAGACGCCGCCGCGTACCGCACCGCCTGCAACAAAATCCGACGATCTTCAGAAACCATCTGCGACTGTTCCCAACGCATTGCCTTGTGAAATGGCCCTTCTGATACGAGCGTTGACGCAAAATTCCCTTCACTTACGTTCGCTGAGAGCATGAACTCCGGCAGCTTCATTCCCGCCGCGCACGCCCGCAGGAGCTGCACGAGCACGAGGATGTGATGCTCCTGGCTCAGGCCAGTCTCGGGGAACTCGTATTTGACCGAACTCGGCACGGTGACAACACCAGCAGCCGGCATGTCAAACGTCTCGTGCTGGCCTGCTCCAGCCGTGCCCGTCTGCTGTGACGCCAGGTAGGCCCGGACAGCATCGGCCCCCTGAGACGCGTCGATGTACCGAATGGCCCCAAACGCTGTCTGGAACCCGCTTACCCGCATCATGTTGGCCAGCAACCGCTTCGCCCAGACCAACTCCTCGCGCACAGGCCAGAACAGAGTGACTCCCCGCGGGTCGTTCCTCAATACGTTCCGTTTCCGGTGCTGAACGACGAGTCGTGACGGTCCCTCGATGCTCTCCGGGTCCAATCCGGGTGTGAGGAGCCTGTTTCCGAGCGGATCGACCGAAACTGCCAGCTCCGGATACCAATTTCCGCCCAGAAAATACCCGACCGGAAGGAAACGTACATCCCGTGTACGTCTCACACCCATCGTGTCGAGAAAAGGGACATTTTTGTCCTCGGGGTCCTGAAAACGGGAGTCGGGATCGTCACCCACGTCGACCGGTTCGCCGAAATATACCCGCAGGAACCCGTCCGGGTCGTAATCTAAGACGTCGAACACCTCGCCGTGACGGTCCAGCCGCTGCTGAACCTCCGCCTGACGCAGTTTCCAGCCGTTCACCTCGCACCACAGGTCCAGAAACGCTTTCACACGCTTCACCTGAGCACTGGTAGATGCCAGAGAGTTCGAGTCAGTAGACTCGGACTCCCTGGGTTTAACCACGATCTCATGCCCCACGTCGGCGATGTAATACGCCCGGTTGTCCTTCGCGTTCGTCCCCCACGGAGTTCTTCCAAGATCGTCGCCCAGCAATACGTTGTTGTGGACGTCGTCCGTCGTCGTGTACGGAACCTCCCCGCCGGGGATGTCCATGTCGTCGTTCGTGTTGCCCTGGCCACGGCTTCGACAGCCGTACAGCGACAACTCCTCGACGATGTCACTCGCCAGACGCGAGAGACCGATGTCCAGCAGCTCCCGCGACGTGTTCAGGTCCCTGTTGATCCGATGTGACTGCATTAACACTGGCGTTCCCCCTGTGGGGATAATACCGGTGTTCAGGGCAGTTGGACAACGTCACCTGTGTTCTGAGATTTCTGAAGTTCCAGCCACATTCGTTTCTGACCTGCCAGCC